GCATACATGCCAGTACATACCCACCTCATCCTCCTTCACCATACCAAGCAGAAGATAATCGGGACCCCCGAAAAAATATTTATGTTCGCCGTTAGGCGAGTCCACTATCTCATGAAACAGTGCTTCGAAGTCCTGACCCTGTGTGTTGTACAGGACGCAAGCTTCTTGATACATGGATAGCCTGTGGTACTCACCAACTGAGGCTTTTGACTTGGTACTCATTCGTGTTCTTGCGTTTGCCGAAGCTGGGCTGCTTGAGCCCAACCGCTAATGTACGGAACGCGTCAGCTCCGTGAGAGTTCTTGTCGTGAACGGGTGTCTTGCGAAATACACCACGTGAGCTATCAAACTCCTTATGGTATCCCTTTAGTGCCTCGATGCCCGCGTAGCAGTCATGCTTAGAGAACCAGCATCGGTTCAGAAGATTACGTACGGCTTCGATACCATCTATAATCGACAGCTTCTTGACTGTCGTAAACTTGAGCCCCAGACCTCTGGCTGTCTCAAGCCGTGACTTACCAGTCCCCAGCTCTCGCACCTTAATGTCGTGCGGGGCGTAGTGCTTACCATAAGTCACATCCTTCTGGTTTGCCCACGTATGTAAGTGCCTGGCGTAGTGTGGCAAACCCTCTCCGCTGTTCTCGTAGTAGTTCACTATGCGAACCTCGCTCTTGAACAGCTGGAAAAACCAAATGGTTGTGGCGTCATCCATACCCAAGTCCCACGCTGTGTGCACTGGGAGTAGTGGATCTACCGCAATCGTCTCTATTACGCGCTTATCTTTATACGCCTTGTTGATCTGGGCTCCGTAGTAAGCTCCCTCAACTGGCGTTTTAAATGAGCACATGTACTCCGACTGGAACCTGGCTTCGTTGTTCAGCTCACTGCGAGCCTTCCGAATCTCATCGGCTGCTATCGCCTTGGTGTCCTTGACTGACAGGTGGCTGCTAAACCAGCTGCCCTCCGACTGAGCTCGTAGTAGTAACTTGTAGAAATGATTCTCACCACGGGGCGTTCCGTTGAACAGAGCCCACCCGCCGTTCTCCGCAAGGATGGGGTTGATTAACTGCCACGCTGCTGGGTCGGAGATGCTGTACTCCGAGAAGACCACACCGACGGGGTTCGCACCAACCATTTTATCTGGGTCGTCAGAGCCCATTAGTTGAATAACGCTACCGTTCTTAAGGTGAATGCGCATCTCCTGCTCACTCTTCTTTTCAACTATCTCCCTTGGGAAGTAGTCAATAAACTTCTTACCCTCGCCTGTCATACCATTCCAGACAATGCGTCTGGCTTGGTTGGCGTACGGTAACACGTACCAGTACGTCCCTACACGCTGTAGAGCTTTGATCGCAGTGATGTTAACACACGTCAAATCCTTCCCTGCACGACGGTGCCATGCAACAACCGCACGTAGCGACCGCTTCTGTTGAGACATGTACTTCAGTAGGCTGAGCTGATAAGGTCTCGGCTCCCACCCCTGTGCAGGTATTCTAACGCTCATTCACTCCGTAGTCATCCCCATCATCCTCTTCCACCTCTTCTTCATCCCACTCCCACTCATCATCTTCATTCATGGGGGTAGCTCCACCTGAGACATAGACATCGTGGTAACGAGTCGCGTTCTTCAGTAGGGCTTGGGCTGCGTAGGGATCATTGAACCTAAGATCGTAGACCATTGGGTCTTCGTCTACAGATGCAATAAGAACGTAGTTTCGGCAGTGCTCTCCGAGTATTGCCTGTGCGTCTTGGATTGGATTGTTACTCATTCTTATCTTCGTCACTTATAAATTCATCATAGTCTCCGTCGTTGTCAATCACCTCTGCGTTCACAATGTCATTAAGTTGGGTCTTGGTAACCGCACTGTAGTCCACCGTCATGATCTTCATCTCGCCAGTTATGTTCTGCTGAACGTCCACGCTCTTAAGCTTGGGCTGTGTATAACTTGCCAGCTCCTTCCAGATTGCTATCCGCTCTTTCACGGGAACCTCTTCGTCTGCTGTGAAACTCATCAGCTCCTCGATGGGGTTGATGCCACGCTCTGCGAACATTGCAAGCAGTGCTTTACGCTGCTGGGCTGGAGTCGGAGCTTTGCTCATCATATCAAGGAATTGCTCCTTAACTGTTAACGCCTTCTCAACCTTAGCTAATTCTTTCTGGGCTACTTTCATATCATCCTCTGCTTTCATGCGCTTACGATGACACCTGCTTCGCTTGGCATTCTGCTGCTTGATTACCTGCTTGGGTTTGTTCCCAGAAGCATACGTTCGTTTATCTGTAACCTTAACGGGGTTTTCGTCCACGACATACATATGAATCTTTGCATACGCCGTGTCAAGTATGAATCACCATGGAACACTTGGAACACCTGTGGTACACTTTTTTCACGGGGGTGTACCCAATTGTATTATATGATTATTAAGGACTTACAGAATCTGGTACACAAAGTACACTTTTTTCTGGGAAATATTATTTATACTTTATGTCTCTCAGAAAAGTGTACCTTCTGTTCCATATTACATAACTCGTTGATAAAGCTACAGACTTATAACATCGAAAAGTGTACCACAAAGTGTACCCTAGGTGTACCAAGTGTTCCACAATTGCCTAAACCCTAGGGTGTATACCCTATAAATTCTTCAAAAATTGAAAATTGGATACGCAGGTAGGGACTCCTTGTTGTTTCCGATCCCAAGTTCCCCCATGTGCCCCCCAATCAAAGTGCCGGGCACCATGGTCGGGAGCAACAGCAGTACGTCAACACCTGGCACAAGCTACATGCACCTACGTATCCCCCGACCATTGACCACACAAACAATGACGGATATGTCGTTGGTGATCAGTAGCTTACATCCGCAGAATACACGCAACGGAAGAAAATGCCAACTTCGGCACCCTATCGGGACAACGGAGCCCAAAACACCCCCCAAAAAAAGCTGGGGGCTGTTGCCAACCCTCCACCTCATGGCTCATCCGACTATGAATGAGTCGCTGTCCCGTTCTGACCCAAGTGATGGTCTCGACTGTAACTCGATGTCCTTTCTCTTGAACGCGCATGCGACCCAGAGCACCAGTATAACCCCGCCCTTGTTGCGAAGGTCTAGGGCGTATCCTCAAGGCACTGGATGACGACAGGACATCACTATCTCATGCTGAAGGTCGACCAGCGGGACGGCTTAGCTTTTTGGCATTTGCTCAGTTTCTATTTTAGCGGAGCCTGGTTGTATTGAGCAACATGCTCTAAAAATCCTGTAAAGGTAGAATTTTCTTGAGAAGCGTGGATGGACATGGTCATTGTCTTATGATCTGTCCAGTAACTTAGCTTCCTCTACGTTGAATCGGATTCCGATTCGTGTGAAAATCTCCACCTTGACAGGATTTTCTTCACGAGCATGTTGCTCAATACAACCAGAACCACGATAAAATAACGAAACATGGCAAAAAGCACAAAAACCAAAGCCGCCCCGCAGCTCAACTCTTCAGCATGGACAGTGATGTCCTGCCGTCAGCCAGCTGCTCTTGACGATTACGCCCTAGTCCTTCGCAACAAGGACGGCGAATACTGCAAGCTCTGGGACGCACACGCGTTCAAGAGAGGCACATCGGTTACAGTCGAGACCATCACTTGGGAGAACGGCTACAGCGACTCATTCATAGTCGGCTAAGCTCATCGAGCTGGGGGTTGGCAACAGCCCCCAGCTTTTTTTTCGACAATAATAGAAAACAAAACAATATATACTATGATGAAACAAGTAAGATACAACCTAACATATCATCTCCAAGACGAGCCCAACGAAGAACGGTTCGAAGAAGCAGCAACAACCAAAGAAGCAGTGAGAACAGCTCAATATATACTCGACAACTACGACGTAGCAGGATGTGTGTATGTGTCTGATAGCGATGGTAATGAAATCGTTGAAGTAGGTTAACCCAAACAAAACAAATGGAAATAATACTAAACATCACTCTATTCTGCCTAGCGGTAACAGTCTTCATGCTGCTATACATTGGCTATCAAGTTGTTATACACCTGTACCAACAACACAAAATAGACAAAATAAACGATAAGTATGAAAGAATGTGCGAGGATGGTTCTATTGATCTTCCTGATGATTGGTCAAACGACTAATCATCCCCTCCAATATATACTCGTATCACACGCGCTCGTCGGGGCGTAGCGCGTGTGATACGAGCTACATTTCACCTAACAAAAACACACACATATATGTATAATCAAGACTACATCGCATCACTCATCAGTGATATCCACAACACAGAGCGTTTCTCAGTTGAAAACAAAATGCTCTGGCGTAACCTGTATTCGTCCGCACGTCAACATGCTCGTCACCTGCAGCGTGACACAGCTGATACCGTGTTCGAACGTGACATCGACGATACAATGGTTCAAATAATCGTTGACCAATGGCTTGCTGAGAATGAATCCAGCTACCAAGCTCATTCCAATCCTAAGGATGATCGCCTCGCTGGTGATATGTCCTGCGTGCAGGCTATGGAAAACGCAGCTAAACAAGACGCTATTGATACCATCCGTGACCTGTTCGACAGCAGCAGCAGCTACACGGATCAACATCGCATAGCAATCCGCGAACGTATCTACGACCAAGTTGCTGGCTCATCGCCACGGCTTGCTGAGTTTCTACGTCACGCTTCTGATCAATGGTTAGCTGACAATGCAACTGAAGTTGTTGACAAAGCTATCAGATACACAAGCTGTGACATCACAACCTACACCCAGTTCGGTGAAACACACGAACGTAACAACCTATCATTCCTTGAACATGAATCCTTAGAATCAGCGGACCAAGAAGCAATGCAACGTGAGTATGACGAGTCGTTCTATCAGGCACCTGCGTGTGACCCAGACGATGCTCGATTCATAGGCACACCCCCCAAATCAGATGACTGGGAAGACAAAATGAAATCCAATTACCAAGACCGTGGTCGCGGTGCAACTGGTGTCCTCGGTGGTCTCTACACAGAGTCGCTGCCAGAACCATCGTATCGCACAGCAGATAAAAAGCGTACGCTACGCAAAACGTTGTTCAAATCAGAGCGCGAGGCTGATGCGTTGCTTGGCGTCTATGTGAGCGTTGGTGACAACGCTGAATCACGCAAACGTCTCATCCAACGTATCAAACAAAAACACGCGACTAACTAATATGGAACTCATCCTCTTCTCATTCTTCGCAGCAATCGGCATTGTCCTAGTGTTCACACGAACACTGGGGCTTCGCCGCACGCTCAAAATACGCAAACCACTAGATGTGGTCACAACCTTCGGACTGCCTGTAATATTTGCAGGCACGTTTGCTGGGATGATTACTGCGTTCTTTACTGGACTTTGGATTACACTGATTACCAGTGTTCTTCAATTGTTTGCTTGCACACCGAAATGGGCTCGTAGCAAACTCTATCATGATGAAGAAACGAGTAATGCAAACAATGTTAGTGGCAATCGTCCCTCTCGCCCTAGACGTAATAAAGTGCGCCCTCACAAGATATACGTACAAGGTTCTAAGAGATGTTGAACGTCGGAGACGACCCTAACAACAACGCCTCAAATGGGGCAGTGCCCCCGTTCCCAAATGGAGCGGGGGCACACAACTTGTCCTACTACCCTCCTACTGCATACGAGCAGTATAGGTTACCCCTTGAATCAACAGGGGGCAGTGGAGTTAGCTACCACTGGGGCGTTTCTCTTTTAATTCTAGCCTTCCAAATGGATAAAAACAATAAGGACTGGGAGCACTCGGTCGAGGCACGCCAACAGAGCGCGGGAGGGATGCAGGCTACAACGTCCACTTACTCTGAGCAAAAAACCCGCACAATTTTAACGTCGGAGACGACCCTAACAACAACGCCTCAAATAAGGCAGTGCCCCCGTTCCCAAATGGAGCGGGAGCACACAATTTATACTAATGGAATTAGACTTACAGAAAGCACTCGACAAGCTCACACCAATTGAGCGTAATATTATATACTTACGCTTTGGGCTTGACGATGGTATACCCCGCACCCTGGAAGAAATAGGCAGCGAGTATGATATTACTCGTGAGCGTATTCGCCAGATACAAGATAAAGCTATGCGTAAACTTCGATCACCAGATATGGTGCGTATCATAATCAAATTCAAAGAACCATGAAAGCAAAAAACCCAGATGAGTTCACCATTGTATGGACTTCCAGAGACATTATTGACCACGCCCAACAAGGCATGAACATAACTCTGTCTATCAAAGATGCAAGAGATGTGCTTCAGTTACTAGAACACAATCACGACTGCAACCATGGCATAAATTGGGACGTAATCACTTACGCCATTAACACCCTAATAACGAAGACAGCCCCCTCACCCAAAGGCAAGGAGGCTGTACACAACAATGAACACGAATAATAACAATAAACAACACCGAGTGGATGGGTTGTATTGTTAATTTAGTATTCAAAATGATTTTTGTCAAACACTTTCTCGCTCATATGAGCACAACACAACACAACAACCCATAATGAACATGACAAACGTAACAATCCGCTACGGGCTTACAAACTCTGTAACCCGTGGCTTCGAACAAGGCGTCACAGTAGGTGACATCCTCGCAGATCGCTCGATCCGCATGGCACTATCAGCCCCAGAAGCTGTAGTTGCCGTATCCAATGGTGATACACTATCACCAGATACACTCGTTGAGAACTACGACTCAATTACATTTGAGCCGCAAGCCTCAAGTAAAGCTTAAATTTCTACGTAACCCGTAGAAGTTAGTAGTTATACGTCATATGTGTTGCCTGTCACCTCTAACGGGGTGGCAGGCTTTTCTTTATTATTATGTCAAATCCAATCCAACAAGAAATCATTCTGCAGCCAGACGGCAACTTTTACAAACGTACAGTTGTCACAACGCTGATTAAATCCCAGGCTGAAGCTGTACAACGTGTAAAGTCAAAACCTGTTTTTCATGTCACCGACATACCTATTGCACCTAGCACGCACATCGCAGCGTTTACAGGTGGCGATAAAAACTATCTGTTCAAAGAGATCCCGTACTTTATGTTTCGCGGTGCTCTGCTAGAACGTATGCCCGACAGTGACTACTATCGTATGTTCATCCCGCGAATAGCGTTTCAGCGCAACAACGAGAATCACATACAGACTAGCGAGTTCAACAACAACCAAGGTTTACGTTGGGATCCATCTGCATTGGGACTTAGAATGTTCATCATGTTCCCACAACAAAACGTACCTGACGAACCCAGAGTACTAGCAGCAGGTAGCCCGTTTCTGTTTGTTTACAACCCGCAAACAGGTTGCTCATTCGTACCAAATCTACCAAACATCTACGATAGCGGTAAGATTTGCACTGGCGACAACTTCACAAACGTTGGCGACTCAACTCAAGAGCTAATGGCAGTCAATATTCACGAGCTCAATACAAGCAACTGCAACAACGACCTACGCATGGACAACGACACAGAAAGTAGATTCGTTAGGTTCGACCGTATTGGCAATACAATAGACCTAGATGAACCTGATTTCCCGCAAGACTGCAAAGGTAATCGCTTCTTCTTAGAAGTACACCAAGAACCAATACTAGAATACACACAATGGCTGAACAATACGAGACACTAAACGAATCTTTAAGCAGCCTACCCGTTGTTTATTCTGCTGGTCACGAGCACGCAGCTCAAATACACCGTGACTCTGGGCGTTATGTCAGTCGCACTGTAGATCACATACACAATGATACACAGCATGAGCTAGACACTTACGACATCGAGCACGGACTCAGCAACGCAGACCTACGTGTCTTACTTAAGATCATAGCTAAGAAGTTGCCTGATTGTGGTCGTAAGCGTGGTGCAATACTACGCTACATCAAAGCCTACACAACTGAAACAAACAACGATAACCGTAAACTATATAACATATTAAACAATGAAACCTAAACTTAAAGCTATCATCATCGGTGCTGGCGGTGTGACATCTTACATGTTACCCGCACTTAAAAACAGTTTCGATCTAAGTCTTACAATCTTCGACGGTGACCGCCTAGAAAAGCACAACCTAGATCGGCAATTGTTCCGCAACAACCAAGTTGGTGAATACAAAGCACGTGCGCTCATGAAGTTATACAACTTCCGCAAAAACGAAGGCAACGCAGTATCCGAGTATTTCACTCCAGATATACTTGACACTGAGTACAAGTTCTTCTTCGGCGAATGCGATGTAATCATCTGCTGCGTAGACAACCACCCAGCACGCAAAGCGTCCATCGAAGCAGCCATACAATTCAACAAACCAATCCTTGTATGTGCTAACGAGTACCACACAAGCCAATCGTTCTATTACGATCCCAACCTTGTCCGTGAATATCCAGCCATGCACCCATACGCACGTTACCCAGAAATTGCAACTGACCAATCAGGCAGCCCAGTCAGCTGCCAGGGCATTGCACTTGAATCCGACCCACAACTAGCCATTGCAAACCAAGTAGCCGCATCCTTCGGCAACTTCTTGTTATGGTCTTGGCACGGTATGGCTCCCACCGAGCATGTTGATTATATGCCGTGCGAGTTCCAATCAACCTTCTCACGGTTACAAACTATCACAGTTGGTGACCTCGCTAAACTAAGTATTAAATCAGCATAATGTATATCGTAGACGACAAAGCATACGAAAAAGTAACCTCTGACTTATTCACAGTGTACAAAGAAGTTGCAGTTCCAAGCATTGATGACATCACGCCAGAGTTTCACGGCAAGCCAATACCAATGAGCATGTGGCACGACATCATGCACTGCATGAAACAGTCACAAGATAAGTTTAAATCAGAAGCACTTATCTTCTTGTTCTACGACACCAAAGCTGAACAGCCTTGGTCATGGTGGCTACCGCCGCAGCAAACCAACGGCATGACCGTCAAGTCATCACCAAACGACCCCAAATACAAAGCACAACGAGCTGAGTATCCTGACCTAATGCTGGGCACAGTGCACCACCACTGCACAGCATCTGCATTCCAATCAGGCACTGACGAAGCAGACGAGATCAATCGCGAAGGTATGCACTTTACAATTGGTCATCTTGACAAAAATGTGTTTGACCTGCACTTCCGCATGTCACTCGGTGGTCAATGCGTTGACCTCGACCCCCATACTTACATTGAGAAAGTAGCATCACCGTTCAAGAAAAACGTTGCTGTAACCGACGCAATCCGTGACGCAGTTATTAACAAAATGACTCAAGACGAGATGCTCAATTACAACCCAGACCATCCAATAGATTATTCTCCGCTGTTCGACAACATCGAACAACCCACAACAAAGTATACCAAGCCGTTCAAAGCTAAGCCCTACAAAGGACTAGGCTGGGACACTGGTGACGACTGGTGGGAAGACTCCTACTACAACCAACCAACCAAAAATAAAAAAAACTCGCATGAAGAAGTCGCAGAAGAGTTCCGCGACACATTCTTAACCGATTACGAATATGAAGACTGCCTTATCAGCTATTACAGCCATATCAATAGTAGTTCATCTTGCCAAAGACTTGTCACAAGCCAATTGGATGAAGAGCAAATTACAAAAGATCTCCTCCACATGCTCGAAGATGACGCATTCCAAGCCACTACACAAGGCAAGGAAATGCTTAAGCTCGTTGAAAAATTCTGTTCGGAACAAAGACGATTTGGTGTTGACACAACCATTGCAG